ATGAAACAAATAACAAACGTCAATATCAAAGACCATACACACGGAATAATATTAGTGTATTCAGATTATTATAAAGAATACCATACATCAATCGAAGATTGTCCTATAGATAACCATCAATTAGTAAATATGTTAGAAGATAATCAATATAATGAATTATATGATTGCAGAGCATTTTATAATGGTGATGTACCAGATGAATATGAATATATGTTCACTGATGTATAGAAGTTATTCTAATAACTCAATATAACATACTTTATTCTTTCTGTATCGCATTGAAATCCATTGACCTTACAATCTGTAAGTTAATATAAAAACAACACGATACAGGAAGAATATTGAATAAATAGAACGGAATATAAAGTTATGCCAACAATAAATCTAAAACCTATCTGTAAGAAAGAAACAAAATATATTAAAGGAGATAGGACTAACTACTATAATACAAAGCAATGGAAGAACCTTAGATTGTATTATATTAAGCGACATCCATTATGTGAATGTTGTTTAGCTCATGATGTTGTATCAGCAGCTACAGAAGTTCATCATAAGCGTAGAATATTATCAGGTAAGACAGAAGAAGATAGATATGAACTGTTGACTGATGAATCAAACTTGATTAGTTTGTGTTATAGGTGTCATGATATAATGCATAATAAGATGCATAAATATAATATGGATTTTTGTGATGAGCTAACTGATAAAGAGTATCGAGAAGGCTTTGACTATCTCTCTTATCGAAAATGAGTTATCAAAAAAAGACCCCGGCTATTGTTTTTCCTAGAAACAAAAACATAGAAATAGCATCCCCAAAGGTCCACACGATTTTTCTAGTTTTTAGCCTTTTCGACGAGAAACTATTTATAAATATTATGATTTAAAATTTAAATTAAGATTATGAGTAAATTAACAGAAAGATATAAGAGTTATGATAACCGTACATACGAATGGATGTGTAAAATGATTCATGACTTAGAGTCTGAATTAGGTTCAATACCCGATTCATATGTTATTCAGTTGGATTTAATTGCAGATGCATTTGGTTTATACACACAAGCGAATGACGAGATAAGAAAACGAGGTATTATGGTAACAGGTCGAAATGGCGAATATGTGAAGAATCCAGTTATTCCTCTTTTGAATAGCACTCAGCTATTTATATCGAAGTTATTAGGTAGTTTCGCAATGACAAGAACATCAAAGGCTAGATTAGGTAAAGAGTTATCAGATGAAAATAATTGTCCAATGGATGAATACGTATGATTAATTTGAAGAATAATTATATCCAAGATAAATATTTAAAATACGCTCATGACGTAGTTTCTGGTAAGCAGGTAGCCGGTAAGTTAATTAGATTATCTTGCTAGCGATATTTAGATTTGATGAATGATACTCGTTATGAATTTAGACCAGATAAATGTGAGCGTGTTCTTAGTTTTGTCAGCAAGTTAAAACATTATCAAGGTAAATGTGCAGGTAAACCATTTGTTCTTGAAGAATGGTAGAAATGGATAATATATTCTATATTTGGTTTCTATTATAAAGATTCAAACGAAAGATTAGTGAAAAAGGCACTTATAACAGTAGCCAGGAAAAATGGTAAAAGTTTCCAAATAGCTGCAATTGCATTATATATGTTAATAGCAGATGGTGAACCGGCAGCATAGGTTTTGAATATTGCCAATAACACGAAACAAGCGCACTTGCTATTTGAAATGTAGTAGAAGCTTGTGAAATGTTTGGACCCTAAACATAAATATACAAAGACTCTTAGAGACAGTATTTAGGTACAAAAAACAAGCTCATATTCTTAGGTATTGTCAAGTGATTCTTCAGGTCATGATGGTAGCTCTCCAAGTACATATATACTTGATGAGGTTCATGAAATGAAAGATAGTAAGTTATGGGATGTTATGGTTTCCGGTACAGGCTTTCGTGTTTCTCCATTAGGTATTTGTATATCAACATCAGGATTCTTGTTAAATGGTTTCTTACACAATTACAGAGATGTTTGTATTGATATATTGGAGCATAGAAAAGAAGACGATGAACAGTTTGCAGCGATATATGAACTTGATGATGAAGATGATTGGAAGGATGAAAAAAACTGGGTAAAGGCAAATCCGAATTTAGATGTAACAGTTACCAGAAAGTATTTGGGAGGACAGATACGTTCAGCAATTAATGATTCTGCATTAGAAGTTAGTGTAAAGACAAAGAATTTTAATATGTGGGTTAGTTCTAAGGAAATTTGGATTTCAGACGATAAAATTCGCAAAGTGATGTCACCGGTTAATTTGGATGATTATAAAGATGAAGATTGTTTTATGGGTGTCGATTTATCTGCTGTATCTGACTTAACGAGTACAACAGTTATGTTTCCACCTAATCCTGATCGTGAAATCAATCCAGATAAGTTTGTATTTAAAACAATTATTTATTTACCTGAGTCAGAATTGACAGAAAACGTAAATAGTTATCTTTACATGATATGGAAACGAGAGAATTATTTAAAAGTAACATCAGGTAATGTTGTTGATTACGACTACATATTAAAAGACTAGATAAATATAAACGATAAGAATTATGTAGTAAATGTCGCATATGACAAGTGGAACGCTACGCAATGGGCTATAAATGCAACAGAAGAAGGATTACCATTGACTCCATATTCTCAAGCTTTGGGTAATTTTAATGGACCTACAAAGACATTAGAGAGGCTTATACGTACAGGTATGGTTGTTATAGATAATAATCCTATTGTAAGGTGGGCTTTTAGTAATGTTACCTTGAAATTAGACCAACATGAAAATGCCAAACCTACTAAAGCAAATAATGATAAGAGTAAAAAGATAGACCCTGTAATTTCGATGATTCAAAGTTTAGGTGGATATTTAGAAAATCCACGTTATTCTGATGGTCAAGTTTTAGCAGTTAAATAAAATAATAATTAGAAATGAGTATATTTAGTTTTAAAAAGAATAAAGTTGAACAAAGAAGTTCAGTGACTTCTGATACAACATCAGCAACTTCTCTTATATTTGGATAGTTTTTGCTGAGTGACTCTGCAACAACTGTATCTGCTTTTTTTGCTGCTGTTGAGTTGATTTCAAACTCTATAGCTTAGTTACCTATATTGATTAAACGCGATAATTAGACTATATATGATAACCATCTTAATGTATTGTTTGCACACACCGCAATGTCAAAGTTCAACATGTTGAAATAGTTGATATATGATGTTATTATGTATGGAAATGCTGTTATGTATATTAAGAGAGCTTAGGATGGAACACCTATAGATTTGATATATTGCGAACATGGTACATATAATATATTCTATCAATAGAATAAGCAGGAATTATATTATAAAATACCTTTCATTACAAAGCGACGTATTGAACCTATTGATGTGATACACTTGTATAAAAACAGTTTTAATGGTTTTGTCGGTCGTCCTGTTTCAAACTATGCAAGTAATGTTATTTAGTTAGCAGCGGCAGCAGATAAAGCTGCTAAGAACTATTATAGTTCAGGTTGTGCAATTCAAGCTGCGTTGACAATTAAATCATCAAGAAGGAATGCAAAAGAACAAGCTAGATAGGCTTTCCTGGACACCCATTCAGGTTTAAACCCTTCAGGACTTGTTATACTTGACGATGATATGACATACACACCATTGTCTGGTAATGCAAATGAAACCCAGATGTTGGAAACACGTTTGTTCAATGTTGCAGAAATCGCTAGATACTTTAATATAAATCCTGTTTTGTTAGGTGACTTATCAAAGTCTAGTTATAATACTATAGAAGCAGCTAACTTAGAGTTTTTAACTCATACGTTGATGCCTTATGTTAGTATGGTTTAGGATGAATTCAACCGTAAATTAGTTAAGCCAAGTGAAGCAGGAATAACAATTGATTTGGATGAATCCTATCTGATTAAGGCAGATAAAAATTCAACTGCACGGTATTTAAAAACTCTTGTTGATAGTGGTATTATATCAAGAAATGAAGCAAGAAAACAATTAGGTTATAATGAAATTAAAGGTTGTGATGATTTAATAGTTCCATTCACTAATATTAAAGATAATACTATTGGAAACCAACAAGAAAACTCCGAAAAAGAGAGTGAGAATAAAAATAATATAAATATAAAAGATGAGTAAGATTATATTTCGTTCTACTGATATTCAATCTGAAAAAGAAAGTAGAATAATCACTGGTCGTGCAATAGTATTTGAATCATGGAGTAAAAATCTAGGTGGTTTTTATGAGATAATTCACAGAGGTGCAATTACACAAGAGTTAATTGATAAGTCTGATATAATCATGAATATAAACCATGATGATGAAAAAATGGTTGCACGTTCTCGTCAAGGTAAAGGTACATTATCTGTTTCTTTGAAAGATGATGGTGTTTATTTTTCATTCGAAGCACCGACAACATCAAGAGGTGACGAACTTTTGTATAATATCAGAAGTGGTAATATCTTTGAATGTTCATTTGCATTTACAATTCCAGATGATTTGCATTCTGAACGTTGGTATGTAGATTCTGATAATGTTTACAGACGAGAAGTCAATGTTATAGATGGACTTTATGATATGTCTCTTGTTATTCATGGTGCCTATGGTGATACTAATTGTTAGACAAGATGCGCTGATAATGAAGTATTAAACCCTGGTGATAAAATTACGGAATACAGAAAAAAGATAGATAAATATTTAGATGATAAAATGTCTGAACTTACAGACTATAAAATCTAATTATTAAGAACAAAAAATAAATTATAGAATTTAATGAACTCATTAGAATTAAAAGACAAGCAGTCAGTTCTTATTAAACGTTGTCAAGAGATAGTTGATTCATGCAAGAAAGAAGTACGTGAAATGACCGAAGACGAACAGAAAGAATTTGATGCAAATAAAGAAGAGATTAAGAATCTCAAAGACGAACTCAAACGTCTTCAAGACAAGCTCAGTGCATACGATGAAGATATGCCTAAGATGGATGATGAAAATGAAACTAAAGAAAACAATCAAAATAAAGAAAATAGATCTATAAAAATGGAAAACAAGAAATTTAATCTTTTAAAAGAACTTCGTAGCGCTTACGAAACAGGTAAGAAAATTAATCTTGCAGAACAGCGTGCATATTCTGTAACAGATGAAGGTGATAAAGTAGTAGCAACAGATGTTTACGATATTTGGGGCCCACTTCGTGCAAAGAATGTTCTTGTTGAAGCTGGTGCAAAGTTCATTTCTGGTATCAAGAATAACGTACAGATTCCTTTGATGGGTGCTGTAACTGTAAATTGGGCAAATGAGACAGAAGCAGCTACAGATGGTTCTGCTGCATTTACAAAGAAGATTCTTTCTCCAAAGCGTATTACTGCAAAATATCCTATTTCATTAGAGTTACTTGCACAAGATACTCTTGATGTTGAATCTGCTGTACGCGAGGATATTATTAAGGCTGTTAATGCTAAGGTAGAGGAAACATTACTTGGTTCAGACCTTGGTGATACATCAAAACCATCTGGTTTGTTCAATGGTAAGGTTCCTGAGAAAATCAAGTCATTTGGTGATTTGGTTGCATTAGAAGCAAAAGTTGAAGATGCAAATGTTGATGGTGAATGCAAGTATGTAATGTCTAATAAAGCAAAGGCTGATTTCCGTGTAATGCCTAAGAGCACTAAGTCAACTCAGCTTGTAATGGAGCAAGGTGAAATTGATGGTACACAGGTTCTTGCAACTTCACACGTTAAAGATTAGAATGTCATTTATGGTGATTTCTCAAATCTTGTAATAGCTACATGGGATAACATTACTATTGATGTTGTTCGTGATGTTGCTTCTGTTGGTAATGGTAATGTTACAATCGTTGTTAATGCGTTTGTTGATGCAGCTCTCATTCGTGACAACGCTCTTGTATATGGTACAACTGCAGCAGAGTAAAAAAAATAAATAATTATCAATATGTTTTTAGAATTAGCACACATAAAGAAACACTTAAATATTGATGCAGATTATACTGATGATGACGAGTACATATTATATTTGTATGATGTAGCAGTTGACGTTATTCAAAAACATATAGATATAACATTCGATGAGATAATGCAGAAGGAGGGTAAAATACCAAATGCCCTTCTTCATGCACTACTTTTATTCATCGGCAATATGTATGACAATCGAGAATCTGTTTCATACGCTTCTGTACATGAAGTTCCAAATAGTCTCACTTACATTTTGAATATGTATAGAGATTACTCAAATGCAAATATATAATACAAGAATATGAGAGCTGGAATATTGAAAGAAATTATTACTATATTAACTCCTATTGTGACAAAGAACAAGTTTGGTGAACAAACACAAGAATGGAAATAGAAAACGATTACTAAGGCAAGAGTTCAACATAACAGCGGCACAAGAACTAATGAAAATGGTGATATATTTTATAGCATGTTTCTCACTGTAGAAGTTAGATATTACGTTATGGTTGATGAATATGATGTTATTTTATGGAAGTAGAAGAAATATAGAATATTAAATATCATTCCAGACAAAGAACATAACAAAAAAATTATTTCTATAGAGTTGATAAATGATTGACACATTAAATATAGGTAGTTTCATATATGATACGATAAAAGCTGATAAGCAACTTACTGATACATTACGTATATCAACTAATGTATTTCCAATAGTTGCGGAGGATGGTACAGATTATCCGTTTGTTACATACAGGCGAACTGGTCTTGTTAGTAATAACTGCAAGGATGGATATTATGAAGATATAGTAAGGGTTGAAATCAAGGCTATATGTGCAACTTATATTCAATCAGTGTAGGTTATTAATAGGATAAGAGAATTATTCGAATGTCAGCATATTGAATATGAAAATATGACAATAGAAGACACTTCCATAGAGAATGCTTCTGAAAATTATGAGTATAATGCATTTACTCAGACAATTAATTTAGTTTTTAAAATAAATGATTAAGAAATACAATGGCTAATAAAATAATTAAGGGTCGTGACCTTATGCTTTTTGATAGTGAGGGTAAGTCTCTTGCTTTTGCAACAAATCATACTTTAACCATCACAGCAGAGACAACTGATATTTCAAGTAAAGACCATGGCATTTGGGGTGCAACAGAGGTATCAAAATACACATGGGAAATTCAGTCAGAGAATTTATATACAGAGGCTGGTTACGCAAATATGTTTGATAAGATGTTGGCTGGTGATTCAATGACAGTTAAATTTGGTCTTAAATAGACACCAACTCCACCAGATGCAACTGTAGCAGATTCAGCTGATTTGGCTAACTGGTCAGCAGGTACACATTATTATACAGGTGATGCTTTGATTACTTCACTTACAGCTAATGCAAATAATGGTGACAATGCTACATATTCAGTTACACTTACAGGTGTGAGTCAAATTAAGAAAGTAGGTACTGCAGGTACTGCAAAGGTTGGAGGTAAATAACCCCAAATTTTAGATGATAAATATAAGGACAGAGTTTTAATATAAATTCTGTCCTTTTATCATTTAAAATTTATAGTAATTAAATATGAATATCAATTATAAAGGTAAGGAAATAACACTTAAATGTGGACTTAAAGCGATGTTAATGTATGAGAATGTAACTGGTGGTTCTTCAACACCTTCAAACTTAACTGACGTGGTTACATTCTTCTATTGTATAGTAGTAGCATCATCAAAAGATTATAGCATCTAGTTTGAAGATTTTGTTGATTGGATTGATGAAAACAAATCTGTTATGGATGAGTTTAGTACATGGATGCAGGATATTGTTACAACTAATAGCAGATTAAAAAAAAATTAAATATCAATGATGATTCTGATGATGAAAAAATAACATAGATATATCATTACTTGTTTAATCTACTTTGTTTTCAATATAAAATATTATCAGTAGAGTATTTTATGGAAGAATGTACAGAATGGGAGTTAAATGACATAGTTAATAATATACCTTATGTTGATAGAAATTTATGGGAAACCAGTAGAATGTAGGCTTATGTTGTAGCGCAGGTTAATTCTCGTAAAAAATTGGAACTTCCGGATATATGTAAATTCAAGTGGGAAGAAAAAGACACTGATAAATTCGAATCCGACATTGAAATAACTGATGCTGAAATAGAACGATTAAAAGATTTATCAAACCAATGGAAAAACTAATATACGATACAAAAGATTTATCAAACGTATCAAAAGAAATTTTAGATGGCGTTGACCGAGCTGTTATGGCAGCAGCATTCGCTATAAGAGATAACGCAAGAGCTTAGTTTAAAAGTGACGCACGAACGACTTATAAATCACACACGGGAGATATAAACAAACTTGCTGATGGTATCATGGTTGGTAAAAACAACCATGGTTCAGTTAAACTTCACGCCCTTGGTAGTAGAGATTTTTATGATTCATATAAAACAAGATTCTTTGTAGGAGGAACTATTTATAGAACACAAACAAAACGTAATGGTAAGTCTATCAAACCCCATACGAAAGGATATATCAAATCTATTGATACTATTGACAAAGTAATTAGTAGTTCTCAATCTATATTAGATTCATATATACAACATGTTTTAGATAAACCATAAATTCATTTTGAAAATAAATTATTATAAAAAATATGTCAACACTTTCAGCAGTAATATCATGTGATACAACTTAGTTTAATAGAGCAATTAATAAGGCTAAGGAAACACTTGAAAAATATAAGAATAAAACAGATAATGCATCAAAGTCAATATAGGATAATGTAACAGTCAGTAATTCACAAATAGCGTCATATAACCGAGTTATAAGAACTCTGGATAAAGTTGCTAGTGGTACGATGACTACGACACAACAAGAAAAAGCACTTACGAACTAGATTAAAGAACTCAAAATGCAATGGGCAAACTTAAGTAGTGAAGCCAAGCGTAGCGATTTCGGTAGAGCGCTGTCTGAATCATGTAGAACCGCCCAATCCCAATTACGACAGATACAAACCTAGATGAGTTAGGTTTCTGGTTCTATGAAAGGAATAGGAGGTATTAAAACCGGTTCAGGTTTCATGAGTTTAGCAACAAGCGGTATTGCTATGGCAACAGGAATAGGTACAGCAGCGGCAGCATTTGATGTGCTCAAAGGGGCAATTACAGATAATATAGAAACAGCGAGAAATTTTGAGAAATCTGTTTCTAAGATTGCCGCATTAACCGGTGCATCAGTTGAGACTATTAATCAACTTAAGAAATCAGCTCTTGAACTTGGTGGTACGACGACACAAACTGCAAGTGAAGTTATGGATGCTTTTGGAATGATTGGTTCTAAATCACCAGACTTACTTAAAAATGCAGATGCTCTTGCAGAGGTTACAAAGAACTGTATCATGTTAAGTGAAGCGTCTAATATGGATTTAGCAACAGCGGCAACAGCAGTAACAGGTATTCTTAATTAGTTTGGTATTTCAGCAAATCGTTCAGCAGAGATAGTTAATATATTGGCAGCAGCTTCATAGCAAGGCGCAGGTGATGTTTCATATTTGAATACAGCCATAGTTAATTGTGGTGCTGTTGCAGGTACTTTAGGAATATCAGTTAATGAGACAGTTTCAGAGATTGAACAACTTGCATAGGCAGGTGTTGACGCTTCAAGTGCAGGTACTCAACTTAAAAATATCATGTTGAAACTTGAATCATCATCAGACAACAACTTAAAACCATCTGTTGTAGGCTTGAACACCGCAATTAAAAACCTTGGTGAGCAACATTTAAATACAACTGAATTAACAAAGAAATTTGGCACAGAAAACGTTGCAGCAGCTCTTACTTTGATTAAGACATCTGAATCAGCAGATAAGTTAACAAAATCAATTACAAACACAAATACAGCAGAAGAACAACAGAAAAAGAATAATGATAACCTAGATGGTTCTTTAAAAAACTTATCATCAAAATGGGAAGCTTTTAATCTAGCTATTAATGAAGGTAATGGTCTTATTCGTTCATGTGTTGATGTAACCGCTGATTTAGTTGGTTGGTTGACTAAATTAATCACAAAAACAGATGATGCTACAGAAGCAAGAAAGCGATTAAACAGAGAACTTGGTGGTGATGGTTCAAAAGAATCAACTGTTGGAGATAATGTTAAACGTGTCGATAGTAAAGGAACTAAGGGTTAGAAAATCGGTGAATTTAATAAGATTAAACACACATACGACAGACAAATAAAAGATTATAATAAACAAATTGGTTTAATTGACAAAAAAATCGCAGAATAGCAGAAAATTGTAAACAAGTCACAGGGACACGTAGGTGTATTGGAACTAAAGAGATTGCAAACACACAGAAACACACTTGCAGCTGAAAGAAGGGCAATAATGGCTGATTAGAGAAAGTTTATTAAAGGTGGAATTTAGGCCATTAGACCTATAAAAAGGGCACCAGGAGATGGAGACAACAATGGAAACGGAACGGGTTCCGGTGGAGGTACAGTCCATACTTCACATACACCTAAAATAACGACAAATAAAACAACACCTAAGGTAGAAGTTGAACCTGTTGTTGACCCTAATTCACTTAAGGGTATTGAAGACTAGATTTCAAAGAAACAAGCTAAACTAAAGTTATCTGCTGATCCTGACGAAAGAAAGAAATTAAAGTCAGAAATTGATGAACTAACAGATAAAAAGAACATCATTGAATTTGATACTAACTTTAATTCTGGTACTTATGATAAGTTAATTCAATCAATTGATAAAGCTGTATCTGAGACAGATGAATTCAAGGCATCTGGAATCTCTGGAAATGCTATTATTGATGCTAATAATCAGAAGATTAAAGATAATAATACTGAAATAGAAAGATTAGCATAGGTGTTAAAACAATTACAAGAAGAATATAAGAAACTTGGTGAAACAATTAATTCTGAAACTAAACTAGATATTGATACTTCTGATGAAGTTCAAGAATATAATAAACTTGGTGATGCAATTCAACAGGTATCTGATAAGATGTCAAATCTTAAGTCACAAAATGGTAAACTTGTCAAGTCAAATAATAGTGTTGAGAAAGGAATTAAAAAGACGACAAAACGTATGGATAAACTTCAAGGTACTTCAAAAGGTCTTGGTAGTATTGCCGATATATTCGGAGATATTTCACAGGTTACAAAGGGAACTGCGAAAGCAGTATTTGGTGTTACAAATGCAGTTTTGTCAGGTGCATCTTAGATGATAGATTAGATTATGCAAATTCAAGAAGCACAAAAAGCAGCATCTGCTGCAAATATAGCAACATCAGAATCAGAAGCAATAGCTTCTGGTACGAAATCAGCTGCAGGTGCACCTTGGTTTATGGTAATACCTTTGATTGCAACTATTGTAGGTACAATTACTGCAATATTCTCGTCATTAAACAGTTATGCAGATGGTGGTGTAATACCAAAGTATGCAGATGGTGGTGTATTTAGTGGTGCAACATCTATTGGTGACTACAATCTTGCACGTGTGAATGGTGGTGAGATGATTTTAAATGGCTCACAACAGCGCAGATTATTTAATATTTTAAATGGTTCTAATGGAACAGCACAATCTTCATTAAACGGAAAAGTTGAATTCAAGATTAGTGGTAGTGACCTCAAAGGTGTTCTTAGAAACTATGATAAAAAAATGTCAGTATTAAGGTAATTATGATTTATAACGGATATTTTAGAGATATAAAAGATTCTCTTTATACAGTGAGAATCACAACAGAAAATGGTAATGTCGCTAAGAAGGTAACTCTTAGTGACACACCATTTGTTACTGAAATGGATGAATCTAATGACACTATCTATACACCCGCTAAATATTAGACAGGCACAATAGAAGTTGTTAATAGTGATTATATGTTTGATGTTTACTCTGGTAAGGCTCAAGGTACAAAAGTGGAACTTTACAAAGAGTCTGAGTTAGTCTGGACTGGGTATGCAACACCAAATCTTTATGATTAGGGATTTGAGCTTGTACGAGAAAAAATATAGATAGAATGTCAAGATGCTTTATCTACATTACAATACTTCCCCTACAGACAAACAAACAAACAGGTTAGAAGTTTCTTTTATATTATTCAAAAGGTATTATCTAAATGTAATGCATACAATACTTTTTATGTTTCGGATAATTCTAAACAAATCTATGCACCAGACTCATGCATATTAAAAGAGTTATACATAAGCGAACAAAACTTCTTTGATGATAAAGATGATGATGAAACAGATGATGATGTAGCATGGAAATGTAATGAAGTTCTTGAAGAAATATGCAGGTATCTCGGATTAACAGCAATAGCAATTAAAGATTCTGTTTATTTTATTGATTATGATGCTATAAGAGCGAATTAGTATTATAATTATTATTGGAAATTTACCGTAGGAGATTATTCAGATAAAGGCGAGAAGGTAAATATTACATATCTAAAGAAGATTACTGCCAAAGATTATTCAAGTGATGGTGCAACACTTTCAATGGATTCTGTTTATAATAAAGTTACAATAAAAGCCGACTTGCACGATTATGAAGATGTTATTCCAGATATGTATGAGAATGGACAGAATATAACATCAGAAACTGATAACGCGTTAAAAAATTCTGATAACATCAATAACGGAATGTATGGAGAGGTTGTAAAATCTTAGTTAGGTGATTCTGGAAACAATAACATGATTATCATGATTGATAGAATCTATGACCCTCAACACAAAAGATATGGCGACTATAATGTTGTCGCTGTAAAATATTTTAATAGTCCAAATTATAAGTTTTTTAAGTATGAAGGCACCAAAGATGTAACTGATTCAATAACTTCATTTAATTATACTGATACTAAATCAATGCATGGCGCATCAATGGCGAAATTCTTTGTTAAGAAGATTGATGCCCCATTTTCATCGATATGGGACGCTATATTTAATATTAATAAAAAGAGATATACTTTGGATGAATGGTTGTCAATTAATCAGCTTAGTGATATAAGTTTCAGTAATTATATTATGTTATTAAATCCTGAATGGAACCATATATCAAATGAGGATATTACTAAATATCCATATTTACAAACAACTGTTTCTAATTCTGCTGCTTTATTTGGTGGTAAGAATGCCTATTTGATAATCAGTGGTTCTTATTGTTATCATTATTTTAATGATGACCCTTATCCAATTCCACAAGGTGAAGCAGATATTGCAGAAGGCAGATATTCGATGGATGCAGGTTAGACATCTTTACTGTGTAGATTACAATGGGGAAACTTATATTGGAATGGTTCAAGGTGGCAAACGAGTGCAATTAATTTCTCATTACCATATTTGCTTGATAGCGCTAGTAAGGATGATAGAAGTGCAGGAGGTACAATGTTTAGAGATATTGAATTCTGTAATACTGTTTCATGGAGAATAGGAACATCAGAAAAAGGTTATGCAATTAAAGCTCCTGAAACAAGTGTAATCTCTGGACTTCCAATCCTTACAGTATATAAACCTTATGACCCTAATTATCATTCTAATAAGTCCGGTAAGAATAAGGGATAGCATTACAAGCATTCAGTTGTATTTCTGAAAGACTTTGAAATTAAGGCAATCATCGGTGACCCTACATATAGTGATAAAAACGATTCAGATACAGAATATAGTATAGACATTGATACAGAGTATGTAAATGAACTAGATGAAATCAATTTAAAGATTAACACATGGGATAATAAAAAACCTAATTACAGTTGTGTTGCTTATAAAGATTGGGATGGAAACTTCTAGTATCTTGACAAAACATCTAATAGTGCTCTTAGAAATGACGTCAAAGGAATTAGTTTTACATCTGATTCAGAAGGTGAAGAAGTTAGTGATGGCACTTTGCGCCAGGAATGGTGGTTAGTGTATAGACTTTATAAATAGTATAAAGATTAGTCTGTAATTCTCAATTTAAATCTAAGAAATGATAACGTAGAATATGGTTTATATACAGTTCATGACTTGGATAATAAATACTTTATAGTAGATAGTATAAGCAGAGATTACAAGAATAATAGTCAGGAAATTAAACTTATAGAAAAGAAATGAAGTTTACAAAGAAAAATAAGGCAAAGAATAATGGAGACAATGTTGGAAACATTGGAGGAAACAGAACGGTTGTTAACAATAATGGTTCTAGCAGTGCTTCCATTAGTTTGCAAATGCACAAGATTTGGGGTTAGGAATTCAATGGTACGCAAGACGTTGCCGGCGATATGATTAATGTTGGTTCTATAACTGCAAGAAATGATATTCAGACAGATGAAAATCTTATTATTAAGCAACTCGATTCTGAAGGTAATGAAGTTGATGGTGGTGACTTAACTATGTCTGTTGAAAATGCAGATGCTTAGTTTTCTGGAAAAGAAAATTATATCTTTGATGGAAAAATCAAAGGCAATTCTGCTGAAATAACAAATAATATAGAAGTCGGTGGTAAAGGTTCTTTTGGTTCAGACTTAACTGTTGGTGGTAAAGGTTCTTTCGATTCCGATTTAACCGTTAAAGGTATTTCTAAATTGAAAGACGTCACTTCAAATAACATTTCTAATGGTGATACTATTCGTACAAAGAATCTTGAATCTTATGGTAATTCAACTTTGAATGATGTTACGTCGAATAACATTACGAACTCTGATACAATTAAGACGAAAAATCTTGAAGTTACTGGTACAGCTCATTTCTTTGAACTTATCATTGATAAAATTAAGTCAGCAGGTGGTGCTGCAATTTTTACTCCAGCAGATGGTTTTGACGTAGATATTGTAAAGAAAGAAAAATTAGGTGATTATACGCTTTATTGGAGATGTCGGGATGGTAACGGAAATCAGAGAGATAATATGTGGAAAGTAAACGACCAGGCTCTCTGTATGTCGTTTAATCGTGCAAAAGTAGGTACAAGCTATAATGTGTCAAACAAATATTATTGGGCATTAGTTGGTGCAGTTTCAGATAATGCAAATCCAGAATTAATAGATGGCGAATATTATAACTGGATTCAGTTAGACCACTGGTATTGTGATGGGTCATTAAACCCAGAGAAAGGTGACTCTATTGTAATGTTAGGTTATAGAGGTACAGACGATCCACAAAGACAATCTGCAATTTATATTGCAGCTTACAAAAGTCTCGATAAAGGTTTGACAGCACCTCTTTTGGCATAGTACAGAGGTATTAATAATTTTGACCTTGAATCTCATAGATGCAGTTACTTTGATACAACAGGCGCAAAGTTTGTAGGTAACTTTGAAGTAACTCCAGGTAAATCTGTAGAAGATTACATTAATGACAGAATAAGTGGTGCAGAATCCGGTACTCCTTACATAGGTGAAAATGGAAACTGGTTCATTTGGGATTCTGTTAGTAAGAAATACAAAGATAGTGGTGTCAAAGCAAAGGGAGAAGATGGTAAAGATGGAACTAACGGTACTGATGGTAAGGATGGAATTAACGGTACTGATGGTAAAGATGGGACTGATGGTAAAGATGGGTCGGCAGCTAAAACTATATACAAATTAAGTAAAGAAAAACCAGAAATACCTACTTTTGAAAATCTTGATGGACTTAGTGATAAATGGTCCTCTATTATACCGAATAATCCCGTAAACATTAAAAAATCTAGGATTGAAATTCCAGTAGTTAAGACAGACGAATATGGAGAGTGGAATTATTATAGACAGCTTGATAATTCTAGTTCAACAACATGGTTGAAATCTTCTGATTCTTATGTTTTTAATTATCCTATTTAGTACGCGAAGTTGCAATTTAATACGACACAAGAAAATCAAGAAGTGTAGATTGTTATTAAGTCATATAGTACAAAAGATTAGGATTTCATTTGGGTTAGTGAAGTTGATGATGAAACTACACCTGTTTATAATCAAAATGCACTTAAAATCAATAGTAGAGCAACAAGCGGTATTGGTAATACTAGAGAAATATATGATACAGTATCTACACCTGGATAGCATTTTGTATATATTGCATATGGAAAAGGTAGTGGTTTCCATGATTATAATGATTTTGGATTATTCAGGTTTAATAATTTATGGTGGGAAGAGACAGTGTTAGATTCGGAACATTGGATAAAATCTCCTGATGTTTAGAATGGAAACATTACTTATACTAAGTTTTCTTTTTATACAGATAAAGACAATCAAGAAGTATAGTTTGAAATACAATCACGACAATCAAAAGGAAACGGTTTCATTTGGGTTAGTGAAGTTGATGATACAACAATTCCTGTTTTTGATACAACTGTTCTTACAAATAATACTAGAGCTATAGGAGGATATAAAAAGTCAAGAGTAATAACAGATACAATAAAAACGCGCGGAACGCATTTTGTATATGTGGCTTTTGCAGGATATGGCAGTGGTTTATTTCGAGTTGTTGATTTAGAACAACAGACGTTATGGCAATCAACTGCAACAGAAGAAAATGGTACGATTACTTCTTGGAGCGAACCTGTTGAAGTTAGAAATTGCGCAACTTATTATGAGGTCGTTCCATACAGAGAAGACAATTATGTTGATGGTAATGATAAGTTATTTGTAAATGATGAGTATAATGTATATAAGTATCAAAATGGTGTTAAGACTGATATTACTAAACTCATTGGTGATGGGGATGGACAATATAGTTTTTGCTTATATTATTTGACGCAACCATATAATATCTTTAGAGAAACTTTGCAATACACAAAACATAGTTTCACGTTTAATTCGTATAGTGATTTATCAAAACCAGATACAATTAGGTTTGTTATGATTGATAATAGTTTAGGTTATTCAAGAATTCTTATGGATAGAATTTTACCTATAGTATTTAAAGCAAGCGCAACTTTCTCAATTAATTAGGAGTTAGGTGTGATTTAGTCGGAAGTAAAGAATCATAAAACTTCTATTTCTGATTTGGATAGTAGAATAACTCAAAACACAAATAGCATATCTACAATTAAGCAAAGAGCAGACAGTATAGAAAGTACAGTAAGTTCACACACTGACACGATAAATAATATTACTGGTACGGTTACAAAAGTTCAAGATGATATTTCTTCAATAAAACAGACAGCAGAAAACATAGAATCAAGGGTAACATCTAATGAACAAACAATAGATGATATTACTGGTAATGTTAAAACTAATACTGAAAAAATATCTTCAATTAACCAGAGAGCTGACAGCATCGAAAGTTCTGTTAAATCAATGGAAAAACGAATAGACAACATTTCTGGTAATACCCAAATAACAGAAGATATGTCTTCATTAAAGCAAAGAGCTGATAGTATAGAAGCAACTGTTAAATCTCATACAGAAACAATTTCTGATTTGGATGGACGTGTAACTACAAATACTGATAATATATCCAAGATTAAACAAACAGCAGATAGCATATCAAGTACAGTTGAAAGTCTTGGAGATACGTATGTAAGCAAGTCCGAACTCACACAAAAATCAGATGAAATTCTCGCATAGGTGAATAATACTTATATAAAGATTGGAGATGATAACATTACCATTGGTGGCAATACAACTGTTAAAGGTAACTTGACACTTACACAGTCTGACCAAGGATTTAAACTTGTTGGAGATACAGGAGTTACTGAAATAATGCCTAAGTCTATAGGTACATACAAAGAATTTTAGTCTTAGAACACTGGAACTGAATATGTTACTAAAACCACTAATTCAATTGGTGCTCAAGTTACTCCTGGAAATTCTGACATAGTAACGTTTGCAGGAAGTTGTATAATTAAGTTAGGAAATAGAAAGAAAGGTGATTATGTATCTGTAAAGATTGGAGAGTTGTCCGGTAAAATAACAAATGCATATGATTCATCACAACATAATTGGACAAACAATTATGTGATTTCAACATCATGGTCTGCTAAAGTCATGAATCAATATAACTCAATTACATTGGCTGATTGGGGTAAGCTAGAATCAATGACAAAGTATTCTATAACATTTGATGCTGATACACCAGATGCAAGAGTATACTTATCTTTTACGGGAAATACAACATATTCTAGTTGGAAGGGAAGTTATGGACCTGGTTCATCCGGTTAGTTAAAACCTATGCCACAACCTACTTGTGCTTTCTTTGTTTCTGCAACACTGACATTACCAACAGCAGCACACATGCTTATTGGTTATGATGGTTGGGCTGTTAACTTTGGTAACAACAAGACAGTATATTGTGGTAGTGATGGTTTTATTGCATCTTTTGGAGATTAGTTATTCAAGATAACTTCCGATGGTATTGTTGGTAATAACAGAAGAACTGCGGCGATATTGTCGAAAGCAAACTACAATGCGGATAAGATTGGTTATAAGGCAACAACTGACGTTGATACTGTCATTGCTTTAGTTAATGAAGTCCATATAACATTTCCTTCTAATCCTTATGATGGATATGAATTAAAGATTTTTGATAAGACACCTGAGAATGGAAAATGTTATATTACAACAACACCATACAAATTAGTGATGTGTAAAGATCATAAAAACAGTGGGCAAATATACAGGGAACACGAACTTAGTGGTTATTCCGTAATAACATATACATTCTTTGATGGCCAATGGTATGAAGGTTATGAAGGATATTAATCAATTTAAGAGAGGAGTCAAACGAAAAACTCCTCTCTTTTTATTATTGAGATAAATATTTGAGATAATTATGTTTAATTATTTTGTCGATAAAATATACATAGTGTTATATGAAAAAAATAGTAAAAGGTAATGACTTCACAATGAAGATTCCTGTTTCGAAGTATGATGGTGAATAGCTGATTAACTATTCTCTTCCGGGTTGTACAGACATTTAGGTTTCTTTGTTAAGCGGGTTGAACAAACGTTATCAACTTACATTCAACATAGGTGTTGATGATGATTATGTTATATATGCCCATGTAAATGGTAATGAAATTCCTCTTGGTACATATTCGCTTGAAGTTAAAGGAAAGAAATACAATATCAGTTGGAGAAGCAACGAATATGAACAAATTTGTTTTGTTGATGCAAACAAAGATGGAGATACTGCATTTGAACCAGATGAAGGAGATGAAAGTATTGAAATGAATACAGCAGTAGTTATTTTGGCTAGAGATGTAGACCAAATATATAATAGTCTTGATGAAATTGTAAATGACTTATCTGGTTTAAAATTAGATACATCAATATCACCTACAAAATATTATCAGAAAGATTATATTAATAAATTGGCAGAAACTATAAATTCATCTATCTTAAATGTTAGCAGCAATCTTAACGATACATCAGTAAGGCTTAATAACGTGACTGAAAAAGTAGACAAGTGTTCAACTGATATAAATGGTATTTCTGAAAAATTATATAATTGTTCTAATAATCTTGATAATGTTTCTTCAAAGATAAATGACGTTTCATCTAGATTAAAAGATGATTATTTAACTAAGTCACAACATAAACAATCAATGGATAGTTCGTTTGTATAGTTAGACAAACAAATTAAGAATATTGATGTTACAAAACAATTAACCCCGATTAATGATAACATTAAATCACTAAACTAGAAAACTGACACTATTGGAAAATCATTAAACACTGTTGAATCTAAAATAAACAATTTAATTGGTTCAGACGTCAGAAATGGAACTATTGACACTTTTAATGATGTTAAGAAATTCCTTAGTAACATATCTGATTCTTCTACATTAACTGAATTATTAAAGAAGAAGAATGGTGATGATAATCCGATTAGCCCAGATGTTCTTAAAAACTATTATACAAAAGATGTTATAAATAATGTTTCTACAGACATATCTACGAAAATTGGTAATATATCAACAAAACTTAATGAAGTATCTAATAAGATTAAACCTATTAATGACAATATCACTTCGTTAAATGGTAAAACAAATGCAGTTGAATCAAAATTAAATGATTTGATTGGTACAGACAGTAAAAATGGAACTATTGATACTTTTAATGATGTTAAGAAATTCTTTGCTGATATATCAGATTCTTCTACATTGGTAGAAATATTAAAGAAGAATAGTGGTGGTAGTTCGATTAGTCCTGATGTTCTTGAAAACTATTATACAAAAGAAGTTGTTGATAATGTATCTACAGACATATCTACAAAAATCAACAAAATCAATATTAAGTTAACAAGTGATTAGTTAAAAATTGACAGTAATACATTATCAAACCAAAATACATCTTCAAGATTAAATGATGTCTCTTCAAGATTAAATGACAGTTCTTCAAGAATCAATGATGTCTCTTCAAAATTAAATGATAGTTCTTCAAGAATCAATAATGTTTCTTCAAGATTAAATGATGTTTCTATAAAACTTGATGATGTCATATCTAAAATAAACAACGCTGGCGGTTCTTCTGAAACTCCAGCTTCTGGTGGTGTAACATTGGAATAGTACTTAAAAGATGAGGAATTAATAGCAAGTACACTTAACGACTTGAATAATAGCATCAATGAAAATAAAGATTATATCACAAGAAGATTAAATACTGCATTGAGTAAAGTGAAACGAAAAATAATATCTGAAACTTCAAAATATTTGTTGACTGAATAGTATTTGAAAGATGAAGAATTGATAGCAAGCACACTTAATGACTTGAATAACAAAATCGGTTCTTTACAAAAAGAAGTAGATGAATTAAAAAATAACAAAAAATAATCAAATTAAAGTATCATGAAATATTTAAACGTATTTGATAGTAAAGACCTGTTAGATGCATCAGTAAATGCAATTAACCATAAAGACGGAGCTTTTGTTTTCGGTGTAAAAACTGAATCAGGTATAGAAAACATTACTATATATGATGAGAGACATCCAGGAGCTCACTGTTTTACAGTAAAACCTGTCAATATGGATCCATTAACGATTGACGAATCATCTGTAACAAAAAGTATAGCTTTTGGAACTATCCTATATTCAACAGCAGATGGAAAGTTAGTACTCGATGAAACAACAAATAACATTAAAAATACTCCTATTGCTATTGCTTGTTGTTTTAATTGTACAGAGAATTATAAAACAGGAGAACAAGATTCTACCCAAGTAAAAACAGCGAAATTCGTTTCTTTGAATTACATGGATTACGAACATCCTGGTAAGGGAACAGATGGGTATGCAGCTTAGTACATGGGTAATTATGGAACTGTTGTAGGAGCAGATAAAGGAAATAGTTATCAATATGTTGGTGGAAAATATAATACATAGAAATATTTGGATGCAGCAACAAAACAAGATTCTCATGTATGCGCTGGTGTAACAAACCAAAGTGATGCTGGATATTCTCCTGCTGCTTGTTGTTGTGCAGCATATTCAACATTAGGAACAAAACCAGGAGATTGGTATTTACCATCTTAGTTTGAACTTGCAAATGTGTTCAACCGTTATTATAAAACAGATATAAATAAGGCTAGAACAAAGGTAATGGGAGGTAATTACAATGAATATGATTATTGGAGCAGTTCTGAGAAAGATGCAAATAATGCATACTATGTATCAGCAAAGGATGGAAGTTAGAAAGAAACTAACAAAATGTATTCAAAGTCAGTTTTGGCGTTCTTATCTGTAGAATACCCACAATCATAATAGAGATTAATTCTAAAATTAACTCAAATATCGAATGAAAGAAAGTTGGAAACAACTCGGATTTAAAGATTAGGCACAATATACTACTGCGATGGTCTTAATTGCAAGTGGTATATTGATTGCATTTCTTAGTTTCATTTTGATTCATACTATTTCTTCTGGTGTCCTTATCTATATAGCATAGGCATTCGTTGCAGGCGGCTCTATATTTGGTGTAAGCATATACTTCAAGAATCAGTTGATGGAGACTCATGGTGAAACAATGGACAAAATGAAACAGCTTATTGATGATGTTGTTGAAAAGCATATCAAAGGTAAGTAA